TCTAATTCTAAGCCAACCATCGAAAGAATACGGGCAAGCCGTGTCGCATGAGCTATGGATGCTCGCACGTCCACGCGGGATCAGTGACGGCGAGACAAGTCAATACTACTGTGGCGTAATTACTCACGCTGATGGACGTGTTGCTATCGGGCCATTAGACGGCGCGCAACCAGTTCATATCAATGCTGACGAATTTTCATTTGTAGAGTTAATTGGGGCAGCAATCACGGAAGAGGAAGAGGCGGGAATCGCCGCAGCAATCACCGAGGCTAAAGGCGGTAGCATTGACATTGTGGCACTCATTGAATCCTCACCATCACTATCGCCAAACCTACGAACCAGAGAGCAGCTTGAAGCTGACGGATGGTTCCCAGCTCAAGAAGTTTAATGAAATCAAAAAGATCAAACTGCCGAACCAAATCACTCAAAGACAAGACGCTACCAACTGACTAAATGCCTCAACTAATTGCTCAAATGCACTCCGACCCTGAATTATTTTATATGCTCTTTGGTGCGCTCCAACTCGTCGTAGTTGGACTCGCGACATGGACGCTAACGACTGTAATTAAACAGGGAAATCGTATCACAAAAATGGAAACTATGCTTGAATCGTCGCTAATCACTGACGTTCAAGACCTCAAAAAACGGATTCGCCACGTCGAGACCGTATGCAGATATTGCAAATGAAGATCATCGGATTACTAGCAATCGCCGCACTAATGACTGGTTGCGCCACAAAACATGGCGTAGCCGTTTACGGGTGGAAATCCAACATAGTTATCAGCGTCCAAGGCGACGCGACGCAAGAGGCGCTAATCGAAGCCACGACCGACGCGCAAGCCAAAGCGAGCGTGACGCCATGACTGCCAAGTTTCCAATCAAACTAGATTTTACGCCGTTTCGCACTTTGGTCCGGGGCGAGTTTCAGGACGCGATCCGGCTCAATCGTGATTTCTATTATGCCGACTCCGAGCATTGTGACGATACACGCATAATGGCAGGGTTCACAAGCGACGGCGCGAGCGTGCCGCGTTTCCTATGGCGTTTGTATCCGCCGTTCGGCAAATACCTAGAGGCGGCAGTGGTCCACGATTATTTCTGCGTGCTAGGGCATCGCGGCGAATCGCCAATTGATTCAGTCGCGGCGGCAAAAGTATTTCGCGAGGCGATGATTGTTTGCGGCGTCGGCAAATGGAAACGCAATAAAATGTATTGGGCAGTGCGAATTGGCGGCCCGCGATTTAAATCAAAAAAAGTTCAAACTATATATTGACATAGGCAGTCGCTTGACTACTTTGGTTTGTATCGAAGCGACAACCGCGACGAATAAACGATTAAAAATTATTATTATGAAGAACGAAATCGCAAAAGCAATTCACACAAATCCGCAAACCGGAAAAACGATGGAAGTTTTCGCTTATACAAACACAGAAGTTAAGGGCGGCATGTTTGTAGCCGCCCGAGATCGATTTGAAGCTTCAATTAAAGTTTCTAAAGTTTTACTATCTGGTTGCACTTGGACCGTTGCGATGGGCAATCTTAAATTTGTAGAGTGGGTAAAATAATATGGCATTTATAACACCAGAATACGTAGTTGAAAAATCTAGCGGATGGTTTCTTGAGGTAAACTGTTATCTACAAGATGGGACAGATCGATACTCAGCCAAAAGGCCGAAATATGGGATTTCTTTCTTAATTGATCGCGATAAGTGTCGCGATGCCACCGATGAAGAAATTGAGGATCATTTAAATCATAAATAACCATCAATCAACCAGACCCCACAGCCTGCATCTAACGATGCGGGCTTTTCGGGTGCAAGCTGGGCGACCAGCATTTAACATACACGACCTCGGCGTCACAGGCACGCCTCACGGCGCCGAGGCCAAAATTATTATTAATGAAATATCATGACAGAATTATCGAAGGTCTTGCCGACCAAATCGGCCACCGTCCAAGCAATCGAAGAATACTGGAAACAGCGCGGATCATCAGAAACGCCAAGAGGCTACTTAGGCGCCAGCGCAATCGGCAAAGAGTGCGCAAGATCCCTATGGTATGAATTTCGCAAGTGTTCAAAGCCAGACTTTGACGGGCGTTTGTATCGCCTGTTCAATCGAGGCCACCGTGAGGAAGTAACCTTTTGTGAGGAATTGCGCGGCATTGGGTGCGAGGTTCACGAATTCGACGAAGACGGAAATCAGTTTGAAGTCATCGCGTGCGACGGTCATTTCAAAGGTCACACCGACGGAGCCGCGCTAGGCGTTCCAGAAGCGCCAAAAACATGGCATCTTCTCGAAATGAAAACTGCGTCGGCAAAGTCATTTGCCAAGACGGAAAAGGATGGCGTCGAAAAAGCCAAGCCAGAGCATTACGCGCAGATGCAAGTTTATATGCACCTAACTGGCCTCAAGCGTGCTTTGTATATGGTCGTAAACAAAGACACTGACGCGCTCTATACCGAGCGTGTGCGCTACGACAGCAAGCGTGCGCAGTCCTATATCGACAAGGCGCAATCAATTATCAACGCTACGACGCCGCCGGAGCGTATTAGCGACCGACCAGATGCTTGGGCGTGCAAATTCTGCGCCGCTCGCGAGTTATGTCATGGAACAAGCGAAGAAACCGCTGTGCAAGTCCCGGCGTTGCATTGCCGAAATTGCGTGTATTCAACGCCGATTGCAGACGGTAAGTGGAAGTGCGACAAAACCGAGACTGAGATTTGCGGCACGCCGTGCGACTTTCATTTGTTCATTCCGTCGCTTGTTGGATTTGCCGCGCCCACTGATAACTTTCAAAACAAGGACTTGAGCGACGTCATCGAGTTTACAAGCGACGACGGAACGGTATGGCATCACGGCAACGACCGCGACGCTGGGCAATTTAGTAGCCACGATCTAATGACCTTGCCGCGCGACCTGGTGACACTGCCGAACGCTAAGAAAAAAGGCACGTTGCACAATCTTGAAGCGCGATATTCGGTCGCGCTTGATAACGTCGAAACTATTTGGAAGGGCGCGATTGACGACGTGCGAATGACTTTTGAGGAACTTTATCAAGTTCCTATGAGCAACCCGGACGCGACACAAGAGGGCAACGGATGGACCGCCGCCGAGTTTCGGCCTCACGGCTGCGTAATAATCTACGGCAACACTGCCGAAATCAGACAAGACAATAACCAATAAGGAAATGATACAAAACACAATCAACAACGTGCGCACTTGGGGCGAAGATAAAGGAATCAGCGGGCCGAACGGCAAGGCGACCGGCGTCACTCAATTTGGCAAGACGCTTGAAGAAATCGAGGAACTCAGCGACGCAATCGATGACAACGATTTGCCAGAGATCAAAGACGCAATTGGCGACACCGCCGTTACGCCGATCTTACTCGCCGAGCGATACGGGCTGACGTTCGAGGAATGCCTTGAGTGGGCATATAGCATAATTTCACAACGCACCGGCAAAATGGTCGATGGCGTTTTTGTAAAGACAAATAACCAACAGGAGGAAATATAACATGACCGATAAAAGAGAAGCAATCCGCACAGCGGAGGAAGAAATCGAAGATATTGTAGAACAACTAGAACGCGATCACGGCGTCCGGGCGTTTCAAATCTTCATCAACAGCAATCGTGGGGAAATCCCACAAGTAAACATCGTGCAAGACAAACGGGGGGCATCACTATGAGCTTTGATCTATCATCAATCAAAAAAGGCGTTGAACACAAAGCGCCGCGCATCGTCTTACTTGGCGTCGAAAAAATCGGTAAATCTACCTTTGCCGCCGGCGCTGACAATCCGATTTTCCTGCCGATCAAGGGCGAGGAAGGCGTCGACGATTTGGACGTTGCGAAGTTTCCACGCGCCGAAACATTCGATGACGTATTGGAAGCCGTGACAACTCTCATCAAAGAGGATCACGATTACAAAACGTTTATCATCGATTCCGTGTCGGCGCTTGAGCCGGTCATTTGGGCGAAGCTATGCGACGAAGATAATGTCGACAGCATCGAAAAAGCGTGCGGAGGTTATGGCAAGGGATATACCGCCGCCGCGAATAAGATGCGCGACCTGATGGAAGGACTCGACCGACTACGCTCGAAAGGAATCAGTGTGATCCTAATTGGTCACGTCAAGGTCAAGCGGTTCGACGATCCACTCGGCGCGTCATTCGACCAATACCAATTCGATTTGCACGAGCGCATCCAGCTCGCGTTGCAACGTTGGGCGGATTCTATCCTCTTTGCTAACTCCGAAACCATCGTCAAAAGCGAGGAAGTTGGATTTAACAAAGAAAAGAAGATCGGCAAAGACCTATCCGGCGCGCGCTATTTGTTCACGCAAAAACGTCCGGGGCATCCTGGCGGCGGGCGTGGCGTCTACGGGCGTTTGCCTTACAAGTTACCATTATCTTGGGAAGCTTTCACAAATGCGGCAGCAGAAGCCGCGCAATCAACAACAAAATAAACAGTAAAGAGAAAGAAACATTATGGCAGATATATCACAAATCATTGGCGGATTCGACGCCTCCGCATACGAAGAGCAACCAGAGTTTGACAACTCTCCTTTACCAGATGGCGACTACTATGTCGAAATCGAGAAGGCGGAAGTTAAGAACACCGCGAACGGCAAAGGCGTTGGCTGTAATACTACGTTGTCGGTCCTTGGCCACGTCGCTGACAAGTCGCAGAAAGGGCGCAAATTGTTTGCATGGTTTACATTGCAACATGAGAACGACATGGCGCAGCAAATCGGGCAACGTGAGTTTCACTCATTGCGCTTGGCGATTGGCAAGCCTACGGCGATGGATACCGACGAGTTGATCGGGTCAAACCTCATTGTTCGCGTCGGACTCGACAAAAAGGACAAAGAGCGCAACCAGATCAAAAAATACATTGCGCTGGAGGGCTACGACGCAAGCAAAGCCGAAGCACCGAAAGCCGCACCGACTCCGCAAGCAGCGCCAGCCGCAGCCGTTAAGAAAAACCCTTGGGACTAATCGCGCGATGAAAAACGAAACTCCACGACCAGACCAGGTTCAGAAGGATCGCGAGGACAAGACTGCTGAAGCAGTCGCGCGAATCTCAACGCGTGCAGCACGTCGCTGCTGGACGCCACAAGAGGCACGAGCTTTTGAAGCTTGGGACCGTTAATCACTAGCTGACAAAACAAGCGACGC